ACAAGAAAACATCGCCGGCCTCGCCCTTCCAAAGCGCCTCGGCCTTTGCTGCCATTTGCAAGAATTTCTGACTCTGGAGCGTGAATCCGGTATTGCCGACACGATGTCCGACGTTCCAGAACGCTGGCCAAGGCGCACCGATCATATCGTATTCGAGCCAGGAATCCTGCCATAGATGCGGATTTGAAATAAACCCGTCGTGCGTGCAGATAAGCGCGTGCGAAGTGTCGATATAGTCGGCAAAGCGACCCAGTTCCCAGTGCATCGCTTGTTTATAGGTGCAATCTTCGGCGATATAAACGGCGTCACCGAATCCACCCAATCCGCAAAGGTGTTTAAATAGTTTCTCGCTTTGCTCGTGTCTTGATTTCAGTCCTTCAAAGACGATAAGAGTGACATCTTTATTCATTGATCAAATTCCTTAGTTCTCGATTTTCAAATGTTAAGCGCAATACCTCGTCTTGCGAATCTCGTAAACTTTGCCATCTGGCACTTAGTTTCTCCCGCGCCTCGTCCCGCTCTCTACGCAGAACACAGATTGGCCTTTGGCATTCGTTGTGGCATGAATGAATTGCAATGACATCTATGTTGTTTAATTTCCTTCTCGCCTCGTCGCGCTCACGCTCCAGTTGCTGTGCCCACTCGGTCGGCACGACATGATTTCCTCGCGCGATGTCGTCTGTTTCTGGTGTTGGTCGGTCACTCATTTCGGGTGGAGTTCTTCAAAAATTGCCTTCGCTCTTTCATATTCCGCAGGATCGTTGCCGCGCTGATATGTCGCATCGAGCGGACGCTGTTCAAAAAACGGGTGATGATGAACGACAGCAACATCACGAGCATCCACAATCGCCCCATTTTTCGCGGCACGAAAGGTGAAGTCTGTGTCGCTGTATACGTTTCGGAATCTTGGGTTGAATAGTCCATGCTGTTCATAATATTTGCGCGTAAGAATTGCCATGCATAGTAATTCGTCTTTTCTATATCCGTCCGAGATCCGAAGCACTTGCGGCTGCGAAATGTCGAGTCGCTTCTCAATCATGTCGTCCCACCCTGGCGGGCATTCCCAATCATCCGAGAGCTGAATAATAATATCACCAATCGCTTGCGCGGCTCCAAGGTTCCACGCTCCGACGGAAAAACCACCCTCTTTTTGCGTCACAGATCGGAAGCGTTGAAGAACGTCCGCCGTAGTGTCGTCGTGATCGACTGCAAAGATATGTTCCACGCGCTCTGGGTGTGTTGCGCGGGATAACCATAACGTCATACATTGCACGGCCTCTACCGGCCTTCCTCGCGTTGCATGGACAAGAGAAATTTTGGGCTTATTCGATCCTGCTAGGGTTTCACGCTCGATCTCTTCGGCGTCTTCGTTGCGTCCGAGAAGTCGGAGCACCCATGCGTAGAGCTGATCGCCCTTCCACCCATACCACTCTTTTCGGTGCGTCCATTGTGGAAACTTAGGCGTCGGCACTTCGAGCATTTCTTCCACCACTTTTAAAGCATCTTGGTATTTTTTATCATCAAGCAGAATGCTAGCCTCAAGTCCGTAGGCTTCGCGTCTCTTTGGCTCAAGCTCTCTCGCCTTGCGTGCAAGGTTGAGTGATGTTGCTCCTGACGTCAGGTTAGCACAGTTTAACAATACTTCGTAGCGGTTAACGCCATCCAGATCGCTCAAGGCCAAGGCTTCTGCTCCGTATTTCGCAGCAAGTTCTTTGTTGCCTGCGATGAAGTTCTCGTAATGTAGGTAAAACTTAAAATGCGATGTCATCCGGTCTTGGTGCATCAAGATGCGGCGGTTGCGCTCGCTGCTGTTGCGATGACCGAGCGGCGGTTGGTGCGTGATCTCTAGATCGCGGCGCATATAGACCTGCACGTCTTTCGTTGGCTGCGCGTTTTCATGCACCGGACGATGCCACCATGCCGTGTGATAGCGGAAGAAACGCTCGCGTGGCGCGCGTTTGCCTTGTTCTGGGATAACGTAGTCGGTCAATATCCAGTCTTGTTCTGGTGGGCATTCTTCAAGCGCGGCGAGCGTAGGCGCGACCATGTGCGGCTCAATAACATCGTCGCAGTCGGCCCACATTACCCATCCGTCTTTTCCGGCTAGTTCGTAGGCCTTCGCGAATGCTTTGTTGCGAGCCTCGCCGAAGTTGTCGAGATGTTCCCAGTCTGCGACAAGCGGAGAGTTGAGATATTCGTCAACGTGGCAACCAAGTTCCTTAGCAATGTCCAAAGTGCGGTCTGGCTTGAGTGCTCCGATTGCGCGAACGATAACAATCTCGTCGCATATTTGCTGGAGTGACTTAACGCATCGCTCGATGCGCGGTTCTTCGTTGCCGCAAATTAAGCCTGCGACAAGCTTCTGTTTTTGTTTCATGTTTACTCTTGAAGTATATGTCAACAAAAACAAAAAAGCCACCCCTTTCGAGGTGGCTTCTTCGATGCTTACTTGCGGGGAATCTTACACGTATCCGGTTGTGATGCGGATGATGCTGGAACCGTCGATGACTTTCTCGGCGCTGTTCTGACGAACGCGGAGAACGTCAGCGCGGCGGGCTTCGTCACGATAGGTTTCGGAAACGAAAGGCACGGGGCTGTCAGCGGCCCATACGATCGTGCGACCGAATCCACCACCTGAGAAGTCACCACCAACCGTGTTGGCGAGTGCCATGTAGGTGTTAGACCAGATGAACCCACCCGAATACACTTGGCCTTTTTTGGCTGTGTTTTTCGGTGCGCGGCCTACGAGAACGCGGTCAACTCCGACAGCGGCGGCCACTTCGCCTTCGCTCAAGAGACGGCTTTGATCCGAAGGAACGATGCCGAAGAACTGGTTTTGAACCTTAGCCGAACGGCGGATGCGCTCGAACACAGGCATGGACATGATCAAGGTGTTAGCAAGAACGCCGTATTTGGCGAGTTCGAGCTTTGCTTGGGCAACATCGCCTGGAACGTCAAAGGATGTTATATTCGCGTCGGTATATGCTGCCGATGCGCTAATCGCGGTCAAACCGTTAGCGGCGAATGCTGCGGAAGCAACACGAGCCTCGTGGCTGACTTGGATCTGGCGGAGCAACATCGCGGCGATGTTCACTTCGGTATCAAAGAATCTGTCGAGATCGCGGCGGTTGCTGTCAGGAAGAACTTCCTCAAGACCGTATTCGATAGCATCGAACGAGTCGCTCGTGAACCGGCGGCTTGTGCGGGGATATCCAGAACCAGCGGCGATCTTGAGCGCGTCGTCGTTGAGGGCTTCGGAGTCGCCGAGGTTCAATTTCAGATATGCGCCGGAGCGAACGTCTGAGCTGAACACGGGCATGACTTCTGTGCCGATGAACAAATTGTTTTTGTTGCTGAGACCTTCGAAGACAGCCTGAGCGATGTCTGCGCGAATCGTTGTGTATGAGAGTGCCATATTGGGTAGTTAAATTATTGGTTGAATTTAGGAACGTATTCCACAACGTCACCGGCTACGCCGCTGTTGATCGCAACTCCAAGAGTAACGGTCGAAGCGTTGGCGTATGTGCCGAGGATGAGACCGCTGGTCACCGCATAAACGGTGTTACCGGCTGTCACAATCGCGGATACGATGCCGAATTGTGAAGGGAAGAAAAGTTTGACAGCGCCTTGAGCACCAGCGGCGACGTCATTCTGGACGACTCCGATAGCATTAGCGCCGGTTGATGCGGCTTGCGCCGCGTTGTCGCCCGAAATGTTAACGAGCGTATTCGCTGTGATAGCGGATGCGAAGGCGAAGCTCCGAATACCGTTGTCGTTTTGTGTTGCCATAAATTAGGTAGGATTAAAAATTGAGTTGGTTGTTATCGCGGGCCTCGATGTAGGCTTCGCGGTGGTTACGCATTGCGAAGCGGATAGCTTCGGTGCGGCTGCCGAGTTCCTCGGTCTTCTGGGTGATGATCGCCTTCAAGTCGAATTTCTCTTCGGCTTTCTCTTCAGCTACTACGGACGCTTTTACTGGAGCGGCTCCGAAGTTGCTGATGATCGTGTCGAGCTTTGCTTCGAGCTTAGAAATTGCGCTGAGTTCAGCATCCATTTCTTCCTTCATAGGCTCGGCTGCTGGCTCTTCGGATGGAATCATTGCTTCCATTTTTGTTTTGATCATTCCGAAGGCTTCTTCAAGAGCACTCATGCGCTTGGAAAGATCGACGATTGTTACTTCGGATTCCCCTGATTCTTTCTCAGGCATTTCTGGTGTTACGGTATCTTCGGGCATTTGTTGGAAAAATTTGTCAACTTGCTTTGCTGTAAAACTGAAAAGCCCGGTTGCATTTGCGGCTGGCGTTTGCACGAGATCGGCGCTGTAGAGTTCCGTGCAACTCGCGAATGCCATCCCATTCACTTCGCGAATCGGGCCGCTGAAAGCGATACTAATCCCGAACGTGTCGGGGAGTTTGCTTGAAATCTCCAAGACGTAATCGCGCATTGGCGACGTTTGAAGAAGGTTGAGATCGCCGAGAAGCTGAGATCCGACGATGCGGAAATTGTTTACGAAGCCGACGATGTCCTTAATGCCTGCGCCGTGATCTAGGTTGACCTTAACGCCGCCCTTGTATGACTCCGCACACTCTTTGACTTCCATCAAAGTCTGCTCGTCTACATAAAGCCCGTGGCCTTTTGCTTCGCCGATTGAAATAATTGAAACGCCTTCGATGACATCCATGCGAAGGCGCGGATGTCAAATGCTGTCCATCAATTCCATCGCCGCTTGTGCCATCAAATAAACTTCAAGTTCGTTCTCTTCTTCGCACCCGACAACGTCGAATGTGGATGAGATCGAGATTCCTGCGCGGCCCGTTCCGGCATGGTTCCGGTTGCCTTTTGCTGTCGTGCTTGCGCTGATCGAAAGCGAAGCGTCAGACGTGCGAGAATTAAACGCGCTCCCTGTTACATTTATCCGCGATCCTGCGCTGATATCGACGCTGCCGACCGAATATCGGAGTCTGTTGCCAAGAGCGTAGAGCGTCACCCTTCGCTCGTCCCGCCTTCCGCCACCGCCAGGCAGATCGGTAGGGGCGATAGGAACTGGCGGCACTATCGAAACGAACAGCAATCCCTGCACGCCGATTGAAAGCGGCGATGGGCTTGGCAATAAGCCCTGCGTTGCGATGAGCAGGGAAGCTAACATACGCTTAGACTCGCGTGACTATCGTGCTTGTTGTTCCATCGCCTGTGATGGCTTGAGTGATCGCTCCCGCAGATCGGAGTGTTGGCGTGACCGTTAGCGCGTTTGCTATGTCGAGACCGTGGATCGCGTGGATCTCGCCGATCTCGGTTAGTTCCGGCGTGAGTTCTGTCCTCACATTCGCGGCGGTCAATGTTGAACGGCTTGAAATTGTCGCGTCGATGTTTGTCTTAAGAAGCGTGCCGATTGTGCTGCTTGCGGTGATGGCTGAAAGTAAATGATCCCACACGCTCGCAGGTGTGAGTGCGGCGGTTCCAGTGGTGTTATCGACTGGAACGCCGAATGCAACGCTGGCGGTTGCTGGAATGTATGCAACTCCAGTCAATGCTCCACTTGCGTAGACGGTTCCAAAGCGCACGTCTGTTATCGCGGCTTGGCCGAGGCTGTTGTCGGCTGTAAACATATCGACATAAGTCGTCGATCCGTTTAGCGCGTATCGAGTCTTCGCGAGTGTAGGAGTTGTAAGTAAAATAAACTTCACCGCATTGATCGGAACAAACCCATTAGAAGCATGAATAAACGATCCGCTTGCTCGCACCACAGAGCTTGCATTGGTTGAAATAACAGCATTGGCAACAGTTGATGCAGTATATGTGCCACCCGATATTGTCAGCGTCGCTGTGCTGGAATTAGTCACGCCTGCGGCGGTTGATGCCGTGATGTTGCCGGTGATTGTGACAGGGCCGGTGCTGGAATTGCTTACGCTTGTCGCTGTTGTGGCGGTGACATTGCCTGTTATTGAGATCGTTCCAGCCCCTGCATTTAGTAATCCGTGTGCGGTTGTATTAGTTCCACCAGTTACATTGCCAGTCATTGTAATTGTTCCACTAGCTTGATTGTATGCCGCTACGGAATTTGCTGCGCCTCCTCCTAGTGCATTCCCAATTATAACAATAGACCCTGTCGATCCGTTGTATGCGGCATAGGCGCTAATTCCGCTTCCAGCAGTAACATTCCCAGTGATTGTAAGTGCACCAGTACTGCTATTATTTGCCGCAAGAGCAACATTCACTGTGCCACCAGTGCAATTTCCTACAATGTTAGCAGTAGCTGGCGATGCGCCAGAAAATGTTATAAGAGTAACGCTCGCAGTCGCGCTTTTGTTCGTGCAGTTTGCGGTAAGAGTGACACCAGAATTTAAAATAAAATTCCCAGTTCCTGCATTGGAAATTTCGGTGCAAGTCACATTTGCCGTGATTGTGACCGTGTGACCCGTCGAAGCGCGGGCCTCGTCCGCTGCGCCCGGAACAATGCCCCCGACCCAAGTTGCTCCTGCGTTAAAGTTGCCCGTTGTCGCTGAAAGAATAAGCGCCATTTTTTACAGACCCTTCGCAAAGATAAATTCTTGAATGCTTGCTGAAATTTGAGCAACGGCGGTCGCTGTCGGTGCGTCCACTCCATCAACACTTCCGAGTGCCATCGAGCGTGCATAGTCGTTCGCAAGGATGACCTCGCCATTCGCTATCCGCGTAGGAACAAGGCGCATTGCCACATTCGCGTCTTCGCTTGCGTCGGGATTCACAACGGACGTGATCGCAAGGTTGATCGTATAGATGTCGTATGTTTCTCCGTCGATGATAATTGGGTTTGTCGGTTTCATATTTAAGCGAGAAGGATCAATGCGTTGGTTTCGGTTGGCTTTGGAAATTTCAATTCAAACGCGCCGTCGAATACATGGCGCTCTCCCCCGAGGTTAAGAACACAAAGCGTGGCGTTTCCCTTGCTCGCATTGTAAACAAGCGCCCCGCCGGTTGAAAATGTTGCGCTCTTTAGTTCGACGTCATCGAATGTCATAAAAGCATTTTTGCCGATGATGCCGGTTCGGAACCCCTTGAGCTTAACGCCGCCGGCCTTGTAGCCTTTGCCTTTCACTTCACCTTCGGCAATGTAGGTTTTCGTTTGCGGCCCGACCTTTGCAGATGCCGAGTAAAGCGCGATGCGATAGTCATCATTAGGTTGATGGACGCCTGTCATCAGCGCGCGTTTTGCTTCAAGTGCAATTCCTTGTGTGATCATTATTTTTTCTCCCATTGTGCGGAGCAAACGGCAACGCGCTGGCTCTCGTCTGGATATTCGCTCGTCATTGTTCCGCTCACCATGCAGCGGCCTATGAAGTCGTCTTGCTCTTCGTTTCTTTCGGGCGTCGGCATGACAAGCTCATGCTTTGTTTCGAAGCCGGTGATGCGTCCGAATGGATCGCGAACGGCAAGCGATACTTTCATTTGCTCGGGTTGTGATGCCTGCATTCCTTTGACTTTGTCAGCGGCCCATACTTGTCCCGCGTCTCCGCCCCACAATGCCCATGCGATGCGGCCTGCGGATGGGAAACCATCTTCACCTGGAGTGAAGCCTTGGCCTTTTTTATCAACTTCATGCCGTGAAAAGAACGAGTGCATTCTTTTAACGGTATCGTCGGAAAGGTTCTTTCCGTTGCTGATATCGCGAGCGCGTGCAACGCCTACGGCTGTTCCGCCTCGGTTGTGCTCTTCGCGCCATTTCAAGCCCTTGAGCGCCTCTTCGATCATGCCTTTGCTGGGTTTGTTCTCGTCTGCGAGATCGACTTGCTTGGCTGGTTCTGGCTCTGGCTCTGGCTTCGGCTCTTCTTGCACTATAGGCGCGGCGATAGGTGCGGCGGCTTGAATGGGAACGATAGAATCCGAAATGTATTCCGCAGGAATGTCCATCTCGTTCGCGAGTGATACAAGCATCGCGGCCTCCTTCGCCCGTGCGCGGAGTGCTTCCTCGTAGTCTTCGCCCATGTCGGAATAGATTTGTCCGGCTGTTTTGAGTCCTGCCTTCCACAAATTGATGTCTGCATTGGCTTCGCGTCCGTAGTCAATCGAAACTTTGGCAGGCCAGCACCAGCGACCATCGAGGAGAAATTCGGAATCTGGAATAAGTCCGCGTGCGGCGGCGTCGAGCAAGATAATATTTTTTATCCTGTTGAGAAATTGACCTTCGAGCAGTCCACGCCACCGCAGGAAAGTGCGCTCTGCCATTGCCGCTTCCATGCGTGCCATTGGCCCACTCTTATCGGCGTCGAATGCGAAGCCGTAGGGCAACCCGACACTCATACAAATGTGGGCTTGAATGAGTCGGATAAATTCACCGAATGCGCCGGTAGGACGATCGCTCTTGAACATCTCCATCTTCTCGCCCGATCCCAAATAGTTGACCGTGCCAGGGTCGAGCGATTGCAAGCGTGCGACTTGGCCTTGATCGTTCGAGTTGCCCCGTGCGAAATAGTCGCCTGCGTCAGCGGCCCCGCTCTCGGTGGTGATGACACCAGATTGATACGAAGCGTATTTGATCGCCTGCACTTCGGCCTTGATCGCTTCTTGCAGATCGCGGGTTGCGTTTAGCGCAGTAGCGAAAGCAGACCGCCCACGATATTCGTCAAGTCTTGCTGCGTCGAATAAGTGGATAAACTCTTTTGCAACAATATCAGTAGGAGAAATATACTGGTTGTTGACAGTGCGCGTGAAAATAGTGTATGAAACGGGTCTTCCATAGTCGTCTACGTTTATTCCGCCAATGTATTTATCGGTATCTGTGCGGTCATAAGGAGATCCGATGCGGTCGGCTTCTACGCTTTGCAGTCTTAAATCTTCACCGTCTCGGACGATGATAAATCCGCAGTCGCCATCACGCAGCATTGCCGTTACAGCAAGTTGTAAAAGCGTTGTAAAATTATGCCTGCCTAGAAAATCACACTCGTTCGTCCACTTCTGCCAATATTTTTCGATCTTCGTATCAACTTCATGAACTCCGGTTCGTGCTTGGTATGCGATGCGTCCCGAAACGTAAGTTGCAAATTTAAGAAGGAGCGAACGGACGGGCGGAAAGTTGTCGGCAAGATCGCGAGCGGCTCGAATAAGCGCGAAGCGTTCGCGAGTTCCTGCGGTATCTTCCCCGCCGCTAACTCCGCGCGAGATTCCACGCTTTTCGCCCGTCAACGCTGAGTCGAAGCGCCCGAAATTACGGAGCTTCGCTTGGTTGACCATGCGATCCAGCGCGGCTTTTGGCGAGACGAAAGAAAGTGCTTTTGTAATTAGGTCTTGCATTATGGGCGCTGGGTTGGGAACGTCGGAGTGAATCTCCTTATACGCGATCCGCTCGCATTGTCAATAGCGGCTTGTAATTCCTTGATCGTTTGCGCGACCTCGGCAAGATTAGCGCGAGTGAACGATCGTCCTGCGATGCTATACGAAGCGCCTGCAACGGCGATCGCCTTCAAGCAAGCCGTAAAGTCGCCCTGCAATTCTTGCAGAGTTGCAAGCGGCAGGCCAAAAAATGATTTGTTCATCGCCATTTAAATGTTCCTTGTGTCAAAATTAGCTCTCCGCGCCTATCGGCAAAACGCCTGCGAGCATAGCGGATGCGAGCGCGATGCATTCGCAGTCCCAAAGATGGTTCGGACGTCCGCCTATGCGAACCCATCTTTGCTCGACTTGCTTTGTCTTGGAGTTGGTCACATCTTTCTTCATCTCCGAGAGCATTTGTTTGCGGTAGTCTTCGGAAACGTCCCGCGCAACTTCCCACTTCGGCGTGGCGTCAGCCTGGCGAAGTGAAGCAAGTTTGTCTTTGATGCCTTCGTTCGAGAAAAAGAAATACGCGCATTTGAGTCCATCGCTTCCGGCCTGCGCTCCTTCGATCTTTGAAACGAAGCGGCGCGTGCGCCTGCCGCTTTCGATATGATAAAACCCGTCTTGTCCCGATCCGTGCGAAGCTGTCCACCCACGCCGAGCGCATTGTTCGTAGACAAGCGGAGTGTCGTAGCCAGCATCAACTACGACGCATCGCGGAACAACATCGAATTGTTGTTGAATAGCGTCGAGTGTTTCCCAAGTCAGCGGACGCGACTCGTGCAAGAGCATCGACGAGCCATCCACTCGGAAGGCGCGAACGATGCACCAGAAATGATCGCGTTGTTTGTCTACGCACATAAAGCGCCGATGCTCGCCGTCGATCTTTTGTCCTTCGAGATATTCCGCCTTCGCGTAGTCGCCGGTAGTGATCTCGGGAAGATCGCTTGTGACTTCGTCCTGCCAAGTCTGCGCTTTGCGTTTTTGAATAAATTGTTTGAGCGGCTCCAAGTTGCCGGATGACTTGGCCTCGTTGGCTTCGATCCACTCTTTCACAATAGAAAACCATGGAATCCACCAGACGGCGTAGGCCGGATACTCGAAGCTTCTGTGACCGCGAACCGGATGCGGGTTGAGTGCACGATAGGTTGCAGTATTTGCAAGGTTTCGTCGAGTGCTGGCGTCGTCTTTGTAGCGCGTCTCACAATGCTCGCATTTCATTCTTACCGAGTCCTGCACCCTATCCCAAAGAATACCGCCCTTGTCGTCACGTTCTGACGTGTATTCGATTTGATCGAACAAGTAACGCTGCCAGTTCCCGCAATGGGAACACGTCCATCCCCAGACTTCTCGCGTCCCGCTGTCCCATTCAGCGTCCGCTTCATGCCCTGCGTCCCATCCTTGCGAGACCAAGAGCGTTTTGCGATTCCAGCGGTCGTGATGACGGGCTTTGAGTTCCTTGATCATCCCACCTTTCCACCGCCATACCTCATCACCGATGCAGTAACGCATCGACTTCTCTTGCAAGTTCGTCATGTTCGCCCCGCCCGCGAATAGAACCATGTGCGGGAATAGGATCGTGGTCTTGCGTAGCGCGTGACGGTCTTCGGGAAATAGGTCTTTGACCGGCTGGCATTCGTTGAAGATGGGAAGCAAGCGCGACTCAGTCCAGTCTTTGACCATGTCGTCCGTCTGACCTACGAAAAGTGTCGGCCCAGGCTTTTGAGCAACGATGAAACAGGCTAGCGTTTCCATCATGGTCGTCTTACCTCCTCCAGTCGGAGCGCGAAGAAACACTTGTGTAGTTTCGTCATCACTTGCTGCTAATAGTGGCGCATTCAACCACGGCGCCACCGAAGGATCGAAGCGCGAAGCGCGGTCTGAGTTCGGAAAGCTGACGTGGTCGGATGCCCAGTCTAAGATCGTGCCGTCGAATGCGAGCTTTATTCCGTCTCGGATTCCTTGTGCTAGTGGGTTCATTTCATTCCGAATATCTGTTTCAGCGCGTCGAGATTTCCCGACGGCGGTTGTTTAGAAGTCGGTTCTTCTTCTCCTTCATACATTGCAATTTCCCATGTCGTTTCAAACATTTTGCGAAGGCCGGCAGCGGACAGCGTTACGTTTCCTTCACTATCAAATGAAGGATTGCGTTTTGAGTAAATTTTCCAGAGTTCGCGCTTAGTCATAATTCCGGCAGAGCTTAAACATTTTCTCGATGGCGTCTCGGACGTGCGGCCATTCTTCTTTGTCGAAGCGTAGCTTACCGCCTTCCTGGCTAATCTCCAAAAACTCGCCAGCGGCTTCGTCGACGATCTCAATTTCGGTTACGCTATCATCAAATATCTGCTCACCCTTTACTCCGACGATCATTTTTGTTGTGCGTGTTTCGTATGTCATGGTTTATACCCTTTCGAGTTCAATTTGTTTTTGAGTTCTTTGGTTATACCTTTTCAAGCTCATTTCGGATCTCGGCCAAGATAGCTTGCGTGCGCTCATGTAGCTTCTTTCTCAAACTCGCTTCGTCGAGTCCGGCCAATGCGCCTGACGCATCGTTGACCAATGCCGCGAGTTTGGCGCTGAATATAGCGCCGATGCGGATACCGGCTTCGCGCACTACGGCGATCTCGACAAGTTCGCCCCTGTCTTGCTGAAGCCGGACGCGAATGCGTTCGCTTTCGAGCAACGTCTTTTCAAGTCGCGCTTCGTTCAGCGTAGCCGGTGCGGCTTTTCCCGATGCTTGCAGGTATTCATCGCGCCATTTTGTTGCGGCTTCGATGGACGAAGTTGGGCATCCCATTTTGACCCATTTTGCAACGGCCTGCTTGGAAATTCCCCACGCATTCCCGATGGCTTCGTGGCTTATTTTGACAACCTTACTTTTTTTGTTCATGCACAAGAGAGGCAAGAGAGTTCATTGACC